CAGTTCTTTCGCAAATCTGTTAGTCTTCCTAATTGTCTAAATCTACAAACGATGTGAAGCCGAGAAACCTATTAAGGCTCTTGTGCCCACATTAACATGTGAAAAGACAGATGGAAACTCTAACAGAATTGAGACGCGAAAGAACAATCAGAATAGACGTAGTTTGGTTATACCAGTGACACTTAATACCTGTCGGTATCAGTGAGGAACCGGACCCCTCGCTTGCAAACACCTATCTGAATTCACAAAACCTCAAAGAGGTGCGAACCCAGACCTTCCCAATTTCGGTGGGGACCCATGCAACATTCGGGTGCCTAACCCTAGTAGTTCATGGACCTACTTTCAAAGGAAAGCTGGAATAAGTAGCGATGATAAACCACAACACGGCGAGCATTACCTCACGCAACTTTCACGATCGAGACACACTGACACCAGTATTGTCCTGAGGTCCAAGCGGACCCAAAACAAGAAACTAGTGCCGTCTCCGGGTAAGGAACCGAAAGGTCAGCAACTGTGTAACCTGTCTGCGAAACCAAGAAAGAAAAGGAGTCCTTAAAAGCACCGCTCGTCTTAGTTTGACCTAACAAGGTAAAATATGACGTACCGGCGAATGAAGGCCAAACATTAACACTATTGATCGCAGAGGAACCATTGGAGTCTAACATAAAGGACAAGTAATATGTACCAGCATAGAGAGCAATGACTCCAGAGGAAACGTTCGGGCAGCTTGAACCAGCAGAATAGCTGGGGTAATCTTTGTGAGGATAAACACCAAAACCAAAGAAATTATTTACAAAATAACCGGCGCCCGAACCAAATTGAACCCCCAGAACCAGCTGAGGTGAGGATGCTACTGGTACCTATAGCTGAGGAGTGATCAACTCAACATCATAAATGACATAGAGTTCACCCAGAGCCGTAGTATCAGCACATCCTGCTGTGGCAACAAATAAGTTGCCAACATCATACGTCTTGAGATCAGTACCTGAAACTGCTCCGGCTCTAATATAGCGCTGGGGCAACTTCATTAGGTCCTGTTTATCAGATACGTATTTTGTCTCCGACCATACTGGACAACGAACGGCGTTGTGATACGCCATCATTACCGTCTTGGTCGTAGGAGCAGCATCATTCGCATCATAATCAATCGCAATCATCAAAGAACCATTGGTACTTGCTGACTTTTCAGTGGAGAACTGGAAACAAAGAGAGTTAAATTTATAACTTTCAAAGTTCGCAGCCAGGACTGAGAGCCAGGGAAAAGTTGCAACGATACCCGGATTAACAACAAAGCTGGTTGATGCAAAAGCAACAGAACCTGCGATGTCGGCAATATACTCACGATGACGAACCCTAACCCTTCCATCGCCCGAATAGGCGGAAAGGATCGAAGGTGAAGAGGTGGTAATCTTTGTTCCAATTGACTGAGGAACAGAGACACGACCTTCCGTTGAACGAGGCGTTTTCGCCTTCTTACTTCCTAACTTCTTCATAGCACTTTTCTTCGGCATATTGTACTGGATACCGCATATGTCCTACGGGACTATACATCTCTGAGGAACGCATGGCGAACCGCCGTGTAGTCTCTCGGCATTTTGTTTAGCACGGAACTATTGAGTCAGAGGATTCTTCGGAATTCAAGGAAAAGGAGGGTCTGTCTATTTAATTTACTGTAGGTTCTTACACCAAGCAGCCTAGGTTTTCAGCCTAGTCCCTTTTGGAGGATAAATCAATTAGCGAGACTGCTCGTAATCTTCAAGACCTTTAGCGACAACATCACCGGCCGAAAGGAGACCACTCTTGATACAGTTTTCCAAGACTGTACGAGGAGCTGTCAATCCAATGGGCACCCGATGACTGCCAGGCAATCATGACACCGTTTTGGGGTATTACCCTCAGAAACCCAGTAACAGTTTAACGTCTTGTTTAGGACGAGACGGAAAAGTCAAATGAAGAGTCATCCACGAAGCTTTCATATTCGAACGATTGAGAAGGACCGTAGGTGGGTCTCACGGAATAATCATAATGAAAAATCCCATGACCGCTGCGAACAGTCGTGATCGTCCGACTACCAAAGATTCGTTTTGGTGTTTGTAGAACATTCAATGGAGGACAGACAGGTCCAGCACGGGAAAACATCTGAGCAACCCAGTAATGGGACAAACGGTCCCAGGACATAGGTTTCAGACGATACTCCGGTCTAAACTTTACGGTCATCACGTTGTCATCCACAGGTGGATCTCCACGGGCACGGGCGGCATAAGCAATCCGTGTCAGCCAATCATCTGAATCGGCCTCTACTTCATCCTTTTCAGGAACGTAGGGGCCGGTAACAAAACGATAATGGAGAAGTGCATTGGCATACTTAGCAGAAGGAATAGACATCCCTTCACGACGGTACAAAGCCATCGAAGGATCATTAATGAAACGAGAAGCCATAAGCCTCTGATCTTTAGTGACCCGAGAACGCCAATCTGAAGGAGCAATGGAATCGTCTAACCCAAAACCGCCTAAATGGACTGGAAAGTACCAGTTAGGACGATAAATAGGGCCAAACCATTCGGGACCAAAACGATTCATTGTCGCAGGTACCGAGGAACGAGTCCAAGGACACTGCAGAACCATTCTAGACACTTCCCGTCCAATCTGCACAGGAGTTGCAACCGAGTCTCCCTCTTTAAGAGAGGAACCAGTTAGCATCTTCTGGTTGAAGTAACCACAACGATTCATTCGATCATTTCGTTTGAATAATTGAGAATTAATCATACAAGCAAATGGACTAGGTAGTGTTTCCCAGTCGAAATCTTGAAACCCGCCTCTTTGGAGGTAGGAAGAAAGAAATCATCATGGAACTCCTTCGTACACTTAAACAACATGTCATCACCATTGACGAGGACTTGATGCATCATTAATTGCCGGAGTCGGAACCGTTCCTCAAATGTCTTCTCTTTGCCGTAGCTGACCCACCTTTTTAGGGCGAGTCGGTAAACAGCAAGGTTGATAACACAGAGGAGAGGAAACGACAACGGATGGCCCATGAGCTGTCCCTCCACAGAAAGGCAGGAGCGGATCTTGGGATCCAAGGGATCCAAAACCCACCGTTTCCCAACTTTCTTAGGATAAAAGGCTCGACCAGGCATCAAAGTCATCAGTCCTAGATTGAAAAATGGACTGTTACGTACTCCCTCAAAAGCAGCAAATGTTGCAGACTTCTTCAGGAGATCGGTAGCAGCTTCATAGTCAACAGAACACCAGAAAGGAAGTTCCTTGAGAACTTCATCTATTTTCCTAACATTTTCCAAAAGATCTGGGTGCAGCATAGTGCTACTAGAATGATTCTTCCATTGTTTTAACAGCAACCCTTGAAGGGGCTGAAGCGCTGTATAAACAAACCCATCACCTTTGGTAATCATCCGAAACTTTCCCGGTTCCGGAATTGCCATCACCTCCACGTTTAGCCCCTCCGGCTCCCCGGTTTTCGCTGGACAGATGGATCCATTGGGATTACAATCCCAGCGGTCTTCAGTCTTGAGACGATATAACCGTTCGTGCGCGGTCGAGAAAGCTATACTTGATTGGGTCTTTCTCCAATCTTCAATCTTTTGACACAAGGTCACAAGTCTCCCTGGAGGCTGATTCACAGTTGTGAAATTCAGCCGAGGGAATTTGAAGTGGTTGAAAAGAGAAAGAGACCCACCACAACGTCGTGATGCTTGCATACAAGCTGAGCCAGAAGGCATGAATTTTGAGTAGTCTTCGGATCCCTTGATCTGAAAAACTTCGCGCGAGACCATAATAATCTCGGTGCGAAGAGAATCAGAAATAGGGAACTGAGGAGAACTCAAACGGGCGTAATGTTTATCAAACGCCTCTTGCTTTTTGACTTCACCCAATGCAGGCCAGGACCTTTTGGATCCTTTCTGGAGTGAATAGACGAACGACAAATCATGGGAAGCAACCGCACGGTTAATAAACCGGCGACAGTAACCCGAGAATAGCGGTTCCTTTATCCACTCAGGACGATCTGGAGGACTGTGATGATCCTGAACAGCTGTGCAGAGAAGGCAATCAAGCCAATATTTGCAATAAGTCTGTTCATGATTGTCAGGGGTGACATTGTCATAGATACGACCCAAGGAATGTGAAAGAGATAAATTAAATCTTCCAAAATCCTTTACTGAGAACCAAATTGGTTTCAGGGATCGGCGAGTGACAAAGCACCAAATGAAGCTCTTGAGGAGCTGTGTTGCGACTAGTAAACTAGTCTCGGAGAATGCAGAATGACACTTCTTGAAGTGTCGGATGGCATTTTTCTCCGCGGTTAGTACGACTGTCGCGGCATTCCGTCGTTCGACGGCACATGCGTCGGGTGTCGAGTGAGTTGAAAGAACGTCTTGGGGGACATTTGTTCTCCGACTCGATCTGGACTCCTTCGGCGTGTCCTTTGTTAAGGATTTGCCCGCAACTATCATACTGGCAGCTACAATACCGCCAATAGGCGAATAGGCTAAGGCCTGCGTAGACCCAGAATTCGTTCTTTTTCGCTGAACGAATGACATCACACTTGTTGTAAAACTTGTGTGGG